AAGCCGAAAGATACGTTTGAGTTCGCCATTTATAGCTCCTATTAAGAATTAATTATTTGAGGAGTCACCACGACCCCCGAATGAAACTCTACTTTGACGATCATTTGTGATTGGCATCGAAGGATGCTGCTCTTTCATTAGATCGCTATCAACGGCAGTCATTTGTTCACGAGTTATTCCTCGAAAATAAGCATTCCTCTCCTTGACTGTTTCAAGAGGCATTCTGGCAAGCATTAATCCACCTGTTCCTATTACTCCTGCGTACTTCCCATCATCGATGGTCGGTAAGTCCCTTTCGGGATATTCATCTGCTCTAACTGGTTCCCACCCTTCCGTAATCTTTGCGTGGACGTTGACCTTATCATCATCGCCACGAGTAGCTATACGGATCCATCTGTGCTTATATCCCTCTGGAGGTTCAGGTGCACTTAACCTGCTTGGTGGTGCCCACGGCTTTCTGCGTGAAGTTTTTTCACGGGTCGTATCGTTTCTCGGTGTTCTATCTGTCATAACTTAGTCCTTCACATATTTTGCGTACTCTTCAAGAGGTACTCCTAATTTTTTAGCTATCGCTATCTGAGAAGGCGATAGTTTTACCGATCTTCGCTTCTGCTGAGTGTTACGAGACGCTGTAGAGTTAGCAGAAGCAACTTGAACTCCACTGCTCGTTTTCTGTTTGTCAAACTTATGAGGAAACTCTGTTCTCATACGTCTGTCAATTTCACTATAATACTCATCGCTCTCCGGGTCAAACCCTTCTTCTTGTATTAATTTATTATGTACGACAAAAGCAGCTTGTGTCATGACCTCGTCGTCACCAAACCATTCGTTCTTCTCTGCCCAGGTTTTAGCTTTTGGCGACACTTTTTGTTGAGGAGGCGGCTGTTGTGCAATAGGCTGTTCCGCTTCTGGTTGATTTTTAGCTGCCTCAGATTGGTTTTTAGCTTGTCTGTATCGTTCTTGCTCAATAGCTATCTTTGACAAAGCCTTTTGAGCTTCAAACATTCTTTCGCTGTCACCCACCTGATGTGCTTCAGCATAAGCTCTTTTTGCTTGATCCTCTTGCGACTCTAGTCTTGTGCCATACTCTGATAAATAACCTTGATCAAGACTATCCATTCTTTGCTTGAGTTGTTTGTTTTCTTCAAGAAGTCTCTGTGAAACACGGACGGCTTCTTCTCTGTCCCGCTCCTCTTTGCGGTATTTTTCTGTGAGCTTTTTAATTCGTGCTTGAACATTTTTACTATAGTTCTCTAACTCATCTTCTTTTTTCTCTGGCTCAGCTTCTGTTTTTTCATCTGTCTGAACCTCTACCTCTACTTCTACTTCTTGTTCCTTCTGTTCTTTAATAGAAGGGTCAGCAACCTCTACTTCTACGGCTTCTTCTTTTTCTGCTACTTCTTGTTCCATATTCTCTCCTAAACGCTGTAAACATCATCTGGATGTTCTATAGTGGCTATGACTTCATCGTCATTAATGATGCGTATCTCTCCACCATCTATTTTAAATCGTGCCCCCGCATATCGACCTATGCAGACCCAATCACCCTCTTTACACCAAGGGTCACTGTCTCCAAACTTGTCTTTGTCTTTATATGCTAAAGGTCCAACCCGTATTACATACGACACAACGGTGGCAAGAGCCTCTCTCTCGACAACGTCATCTGGCATATACACCCCACCTTCTGTTTTTGCCCTACCTTTGTACGGCATAACAAGAAGTCTCCAACCCGTAGGCTGCGGTAATCTATCTTTTAAAGGGATGTCGGGTTCTTTTTCTGGGACTTTATAAAAGTCAGGAAGTAATAATTTGCTCGGCATCTTCTACGTTATTCTCCAGCAGGGACTTGATTTCTTCTTTAGCAAGTGAGAGTCCCCGTGCCTCTCCCACTAAATGTTGATATTGATTCCAATCTTTTATGTTTCCTAACACTAGATCTTGTGCAATATTTTTTTCTCTCTCATCAAATTTATTATATAAATATTTTGCGAAGTCAACAACATCCATACATCTACCCCTTAATTTTTCTCGAAGTGGGGTCCGTCTATAAATGGGCGACGGCCCTGAGAGCGACGTAAATCTACATATTCCATCATTGCTTCTTCGGCTGTACCCTCAAAATCTCTGAGGTCATTTATATGCCAACAGGCTCCCCAACGAAGTTTCAAATCTGTTCTGACGGCTGCTTCTTTCATAGCATCCGCTATTTCATCATAGACCTGGATTTCCCAACATGGCGATCCGTCTTGGTACGCCATTAAATCGACAGCATGAGCTTTACCATCTTCCTGTATAAGGTGTTTACTACGCATAGTCTGGGATCGACCGGAATTAAAAAGCTTCTCCTGTTCTGCCAAGGAACGAACCCCATAGATCACTCCGAAGTCGATTTTCGTCAGTTCAATAGCCTTTTTTACTGTTTCCACTAGTTGTTCGTCTACGTCCACCAGTTTCTGAAAACTTCTTTGAGATAGTTTGAACGGCATCTTTTTCCTCTTCTTTCTTGTGGATAAAATCAATCCACTCTTTGTTTATGTCATAGAAGTATTGACAGTATTTACACTGCATACTTTCCTCGACGTTCTCCATGTCGTGCCCGCATACATCGCACTTGATGGAATCTATTTCTTTTTCCTCATGTTAAACAGCTTAGAGGCAGACCGTGTCGCAAAGCTCGCAGATACGATAGCTCCTAACGCGATCTGATACCACTGAGGCATACCCGCAAGAGCCTCAAACCCATCAGATACTATGCCTCTGCCCCACTCCCCACAAAAACTAAGCACGAGAGGAATACTAAAAAGCAGGGTCAACCATTCGTCCTTCCACGAGGACTGTGATGCTCGCATTGCAGCAAGATCCCAATCAATCTCTCCAGTAGCCTCCTTCATACGAATAGTGGCTTCTGCCTTTTGTATAGCTGTCTTGCCCTCTAAATAAGAAGACGCTAGGCTACCAACCGATCCTATTAATGCTTGTATCATTTCTTTTTGGGTCTTCCCCGTTTAGCAGGCTTTTTCCATAAGATGTTTTCACCACATAAACAAACATCGCATCGCTTGTTTAAAATAGCACACCAAAGCCTTTGTAGGTAATTCATCATGCTTTTCTACCTTTCTTGCCCTTTATAAGTATTAGCTTTTTCTTCTTCATTACTGGCACTTCCTCCTTTTGATTCCTTATTTATGAACACGGCAAAAGATCCAGTCATTGCTCCAGTTACAACCGATATTAGTGATGCCATCTGAGTGCTTAACTCTTCTTGAGATAAAGCGAACTCGATACATCTAATGTAAACAAGGGTCATAACAATCATCATAAATCGGGGAACGATTTGCCATCTGTTAAGTGTTTCTGGTGTCATTTTTTAAAACTCTCATTTAATGAATCCACTACGCTATCTATATTAGGTTCTGTACCACCTGGTTCATATTTACATCGATATTCTACAGGACATTGTCCCTCTACAACCAGAGTATAAGTGTCATTTGCTCCTTTGTATAGACAAACTTGTTGCCCGTTTTTAGCTTTTCTTCTTTTATAGCGTCTGCAAGTAATGTATTTAGGGTCCTCTCGCATACCCAAACGCTTCTCTTGCTCCCACGTCCAGTCACTGAACTTCTTTAGAAAACATGTGTAACAGTTCTTAATATTGTCTGATTGTGCTAAATATATCACATATCCATTAGTGCAAAGCCACTCAAATGTTTCTTGACCGCCTTGTTTACGAACACATTTGTCCCTAGTTCGATATCCACCATCCTCTGTCGAGTCCCATGAGGGAGTAAACGAAAAGACCAAGAACAGCCAGACCAATAATGAGCACCACAATAAGTACCACGATCCCAATAACTTTTTCTCTAAATATCTTTTTATCATAAATTTCCTGTTGCCTACGCTTGCGTATTTGCCCTTCCATTCTTAATAGCTCATCCCAAGCAGCCGTTCCGTGGGTAAATTTTATGAACTGCTGTAACTCATACCGCTGTTCTTCCAGTCTCTTCTTGGCTGTAAACGCCTCTATAGCCTCTTGTTCTATTGACCCACCACTAAATACCTTACGAAACATAGTCGGATTCTTTGCAGACTTATGTGCTGCATCCACATCACTAACCGCCCCCATCCATCTGGAGAGGTCCTGTGTCATACTTTCAAGATCACGGCCCGCCTGAAACGCCCGCTTAATCCCGGAAAAAGCGGTGCTTGCCGTGGCGACGGCAGCCGAGATCGTAACGGGATCGAACATTTTAGCCTCTACGTTGTGCCGACTGTCTTTGTACGTCTATACGTTCTCTGTTTACTTCGTTTCGGTTTTCAGCGACTTCTTCCTGCAATTCTAATCTTGCAGCGTCGGTGGCAGCTTTCTGTTGCAGTTTCATCTGCTCAAGCTGTATCTTTGCCTGGTCTAGTGCAGCATCACTCTTCGCCTGCTGTTCGCGAATAGCCAGTTCTTGCATTCGTATTTTCACGAGTGGGTCTTCTTGCACCTGTTGTGGTGGAGCGACGGCAGCCATGACTTCTTTCATTAGCTGTACTTCTATCTGAGCAACCCTCTCCTCAATTGAAGCGGGATCGTTGCTCTGAGATTCTAGTTCGTTCATAAATACTTGTCCAGTTACGGGGTCAACCTGCCCCTCTTGCACTCCTTGCTGTAGTCCTTGTGATGCCTCATTTATTTCTTGTTCAACTTGTGCTCTTGCTTTGTACGCTATGTGTTCTTGTAAATGAGCATAAAACGTGCCCATAACAGTCGGTGAGGTGGCAACAAGAGGTGTCTGCATAAATGTCGTATGCACGAGAATATGTGCATCATGATTCTGCTCTGGAAATACTTGTAATAACTGACCGCTAAGTGCTCTAGCATTCTCTATTGCAGGGTCAGTTGGTTGTGGCTGTGCGGGTGGAGGCAGTATCTCATCAATATTCTGCACTTCCAGTGCCTGATACATCCTCTTGTAAGCGGCATTTAAGTCATGCATCTGAGGGTTCGATTGCGCCAGTTGTAACTGTGTCTGAGCTAATGTGACCCTCTGAGCCATAGAAAAGATGTTTGGGTCACTGACGGGTATAATATCGACCCTAGCATCGAAGTCTGTAGCTTTTATTTGCTGTTCTGCCCCTGCAACCTCATACGGGTAAAGAGGAGGAAGGTTCTCCGCAAAGATGGTTGACAGCAGTCTGAGTTCTGTTTTCTGTGCGTAATGAAGCCGTTTGTGAATTGCCGACATTACCTTCATCCCGCGTTCCAACAAAGCCACAGTCGTACCAACAGGGGCATTCTGTTGTCCTCCTTCGCCTATCTTGGCATCAGCGATAGACACAAAACGCCTACCGCTTTCGATCAAAGACCCCAAGAGACTAGCTAGCGTACCAGAGGGTTCTTTATACGGAAGGGGAATAATAGCATCACGGATATTGCCACCAGGGGCATCAATATCTCTAAATTCACCAGGTTGTAGCGGTTCGTCGTCGTTTCGTACTCGCACACCCCGTGCCTTAAAACCTGCGGGTAGGTTAGCCAGTGTCCCTGCATCAATGAGTTGTCTAAGGATACTTGTAGCTGCTCGACCTAACCCACCCAACATATGTATGAGTCCAGAACCATAAAACCCTAGACCAGGTAAAAACTTATAATGAACGAAAAACTGCTTCTTTCTCTTCAGTGGATCGTTCTCAGCATAATTACGACGTATCGCCAGTATCTCTCCACTATCCTTATGAAGCGTCACAATGTAGGGCAACTTGATTCCAGTAGGTTCGCCATCGGCTCCCATGTCCTCAAAACCCTCAATATCAAGATCAGCATGAAACTCTAGTATTGTATGTGTGTCCTCAGAATAATTCTTAGACAACCCCTCGATCTCGTTTACTTTTTCCTTTACAACATCGGGTTCCTCATCACCAGACCCCAACTCAACATCCAGATAAATACCACCCACCTGCATCTTTCGCAGTTCATTTTCATTCATCTGTAGAACATGTGTCACTCGCGGTGCTGTTTGCACGTCGCTTGCAGAGTACGGTACTACCAAATCTTGAGCAGGTATAAACTTGGATACCGCTCGTTGCCTTGTTGGATCAAAGTACACTTTCTTGAACGTAGAACCAGACAAGGGCAGATAGAACAGCATCTGATCCGTATCAGGATCGAACTCCTCCATGACTTCTGTAACCTGATAGTTCATAAATTCTTTTATTCGGGCAGCTTGTGCCTCTCTTTCGGGTGTCTCCGCACCTATAATTTGAGTACGAACAGGCCCACCAGACGGTAATAGCTCTTTATACGACTGTGATTGGAACTGTGTAACCGACTCCGATATCAACGGATGTGTTACCCCACTCGCCCCCTCAAAAGGCTCCGTTCTATCGTCATACTGCATCCCCAAAAGATCTAGTCCTTGTGTGTAGGTATTCTCCCACTCGGAGCGTGACTCTTGATCTTCATCAAATAATGCTCGTAAATCCGAGGACAACTCACCAAGGGTTCCTTCATCAAGAGCTTCCGCTATATTCGCGTTGTGATCATACGGCTCAGCCATAACTTCTGCTTGCTGTTCCATAAGAGCTTGAACAATGGCACCACCCTGCCCATCATCAATAACCTCGGCTCCCCCTTCAAAATCCTGGGGTACATCAATATTTACCTCTACAGATGCTTCGTCAGCCTCAACTTCTGGATTAATACCAGAATCTACTAACGCTGCTAGAGGTGTTCGCTCTTCTGCCACTAAAAGATCCCTTTAAATTTAACTAATCCACCATTTTTAAGCTCAAAAGGACTCTTTCTAAATTTCTCGGCACCTCTTTTACCCGTACCAAACTGAGAGGCTACATTTCCTCCACCACCTCTGGCTCTCTTTTCTTTTTTCATATTTTCTGTCTTTTTAGTCTTAGACTGTGTTTTCTTCCCTAGCTTCATAATATCTTGTCTAATTTGATCTGTTGTCTTTTTACTAGGATCATATCTAGGTCCAAACATTTCATCAAAGCCTCTTTTCCCAACTTTATCAAACAAAGGATCTTTTGGATTTAAAAGTTTTAGTAAGAACTTTTCTTGTTCTGAGGCAGACATCTGCCCAAATGTTTTACCACCCATTAGTAACTCCCTTTAAAATTAACAGGCCCACCGTATCTTAATTTGATCATACCGCCCTTTTTTCTGTGAGGATTCTTATTTTCTCTAATTTCTCTTATCAAGTCTTTAAGCCATTTAGGAATATCTTTGTCGATTTCTATAATAGGTTTGCCATCTCTATCAAATTTAATCTCGTTACCGTCCTTATTACCATTACTCATGACTTCTTCTTTTTCTTCTTTATTTTCTTACCTGTCTTCTTAGCATACTTTTTGGCAGCTTTCATGCCTTTTTCAGAATAGCTAAAATGTTTGTTTCCGACTCTTGGCATTAAAAACTCCCCTTAAAATTTTTGGTGGTATTACCTCTGTTCATTTCAACTTCAACAGATTTTCCTCGACGGAACTTTTTAACCTTTGCTTCATAGGGCTGTGTTACCTTGTCTTCTTTATCGAATGCACCTAAATTTGCAGCTAGTGTAAAAATTGCTGACGCAGTTGGGCTATCTCCTACTTCTCTAACATCAAAATAACTTGGACGAGGTTTGTTTGGATCAGGACGTTTTACTATAGTACCTTTGGATAGCAGTGGCTTTCGCTTAGTTTTAGTCTTCTTTTTTTCCGTTTTCTTATTATTCCGCTTAATCATAGCTTCATATGTAGGATCTGCCTCTACAGTCTTGCCATCCCTATACTTCATCAAGCCACCGTGTTTAAAACCTAGACGTTTTCTAAGCATATCAAGGTTATTTCTACCTTTAATTGTGTTTGTTATGGTAATTCCCTCTTTATCAGCTAGTTGTAGTACTTTTTTTAGCTGATCGGGAGTTAACCCTTTACCTCCTAGTGATGCCATCGTTTTCTCCTTCTCGCTCTCTTCGTTGAACTTCTAATATCGTCTCTACATGTTTCTTAGGATCATATCGTCGGTTGTCCTTCTGACGTTTGTTGTTAAAAGTATCTACGGAGATGAAACTATTCTTCATGTCCTCCTTGATTCTCTTCAGTGTGTCGTCCATCAGTAGTAACTCCTCATCTTAGGTACATAATCCTCTGCTTCGTCCTCTCCGTCAAGATAAATAAACCCACCTTGACGAAAACGCATCAATGCCATTGTCATACTATCACAAAAGTCATCATGATCACCATACGGGAAAGAGGCTATTTCTTCAATAACTTCTTCTGCAAATCCCTTGTTTTCGGGTGCCCAGACCTTTCCCGCCTCGAACAATGGTGCCACCATATGCATTCTAGTTGTTTTGTCCTTGCCTTTTCCTGGTGAAAACGACAGTGCAGGGATGTTATGAAGGCGTAATTCGTCAATAAGAGGCGTACCACTGGCTTTTGCCTCGACAATCACCATATCTGGCTCCCAATACTCATATTCATCATACGCTTCTCGCTTTAGATCGGGAAAACTCCACCGTCCACGCTTTGCGTCCATTAAAATAATGTGATCTGTACCATCTTCCTCGGATGTAAAGATGCCCCACGTCGTAATAGCACTGTAATCCGCACTTTCTTTCTTAGAAAACGCTGTATCGTAGCTCTGAATGATGTATTTTACGGGTGGAATGTCTTCTTTGTCCCACATATTCCACCAATCCTTCTTTACAATCGCTCCTTCTTCCGAAGTTGGCTGTTGCTGCCACTGTGCCGACCATTTTGCAACCGGTAACGACGCTTTTATGCCCAAAAGTGTGTCTTTATCCCAAAATTCGGGCCATAAAGGCTTGTCCGAGGGCATGATTGCAGGAAACTCGACCACTTCCCACTGATCCGACATCGTATCGCTCCCTTGAGCAGCCAGTAATCGCCCCGTTAAGTCTTTTTTACCCCATCGGGTCATTACCAAGATAATCGAACCACCAGGCTGAAGACGTTGTCGCGGCCCAGACGTGTACCACTCATACGCATGATCAAAGGCTGTCTCTGAAAGAGCGTCCTGTTCCGAGTGCGGGTCGTCAATAATAAATAAATCCGCACCACGACCCGTGACCGCTGCACCCACGCCCGCAGCAAAATATTCACCGCCCACTGATGTCTGCCATCTTCCTGCAGATTTACTGTCTTCTTTCAAACTCGTATCGGGAAAAACCTCCTGATACTGTGGATCGGCAATCAAGTCTCGTACTTTACGACCAAAACGCACCGCCAGTTCCGTATTATGGGTTGCCTGTATGATCTTTAACTTAGGGTTCCTTCCCAAAAACCATGCCGGCATCATAAAAGACGCAAATTCCGACTTAGAATGACGCGGGGGCATGTTCACAATGAGCCTCTTGATCTCGCCCCTCGCTACTTTCTCCAGTTTCTCTGCAATAATCCTATGATGTCTGCCCTCGATAAACCCGTCATACACATGATGGGCAAACGGCATAAACTTCTCCTGTGCTTGCTCACGAAGTTCTATCTTCTTTTTTGCTTCCGTCAGAAGAAGTATCTCTTTCAAGACATCTTCGGGAACAGCCTTGTAGTTCATGATTCTACGTTGTTAGTCTTACGGGCGGTATGGTTCCTACTGGAGCACCTATCGGTGGCGTTAACGTATACGGATACGCATCAGCTATACCACCACCCGCAACAGGCGGTGAGGTTCCTGCTGCGGGTGTCGGATCTGTTGGTGTAGTAGTAGTATCTGTTGGTGGGTCCGGTTCAATAATCGGTACACACTGTTGCAGTATCGGATCAAAACGAAAACCAGGTGGGCACGGATCTTTTGCAGGCATACCGCCACCACCGCCACCACTAGGCGAAGGTACACCACCACCAACAAAGGGCCCAGGTCCAGGCACCCCAAACAAAGCTTGTTGAGCAGCGGATGGACCCTTAAAGTTTGGATCGCCTTTTAAGAACTCAAAGATATCGTTCATCTCAAAGTTAGAAATACTCTTGCCCACTCCTTTTAAGAATCGACCTAATCGTTGAAGCAGATTCAACTCTTCTTGTGTCTTTGCCCCAGATCCAGATCTTGCCAAAGCTGCCAACTTAGCTGCCTCTGCATTTGCGTCGGGTCGTGCAAGTGTATCAATCACTGAGGGTTTAGCTGTAGGAGTGGTTACTGTAATAGGTTCTCTTTCGTCAGGAGCTAAACCACCCATCGCTCCAGGTGATATACCGTAACTAGGTGCCCTACCTCCCATCGCTCCAGGTGACATACCCATGATTCGAGAGTCTTGAAACAATAGCGGATCTCCTCCACCTGCGGGTGCTGTTCTTAGTGGAGCTATTATACCTTTGTTCTTAATTTCATTTGGATCGGGTCTTGGTCGATCATCTATTTGTGGTGAGCCTGCATCTCCAAAACCATAGTCAAACATAAACTTCGGTGGAGCAACAGCCGTCTGTACCGCCTCTTCCGCAGCATTCCTTGCCATCAAAAAAGGAGCACCACGTCGTAGTGCTGACATAGTTGGATCTACATTAACGGTTGGTGGATCGGGAATAAAAGGTCCAGTATTTCGTGTGGGAGATGATGTTCCACCGCCAATTCTTACAAAATCAGGAACACCCGATAATGACGCTAACCCCTGGTTAAACTGATTGTCATTCACGGATACTGCACCTACATCCGAATCCGAGGGTCCTCGGTCATCGGAACTTGTAAATTGTTGAAAATAATTTTGCATTTGTTGAAGGTCTGGGACATAATTAAAAAAACTTGGGAGCATCGAACTATCTTGAGCACCGCTAAAAGTCGTTGGACCCTCTTTTGCAGGACCTACTGCCGAGCTAAACGCTGACGATACCTTATCTAACATTGAGGTTGGTCGTACATCTGGGGCAGGCGTTGAAAATGCCGAAGGATCGTTGCCACCAAAAAAATCAGAAACATCATTTGCTTGTGAGCTGCCACCTACGTCCGTACCGGCACCACCTACATCTGTATCTACGCCACCATCTGTTCCTTCACCCATACTTTATCTCCTTATATCATACCACGCTTCTCGGTTCCCCCTTCTCGCATACACGCGACGGACATGGGGATACTCGTCCTTAAAATACTTGTACAACTGCCTACCAATATAAAGTACACTATGGTACGCCACCATGTCTAGTATCTTTAACACAGATCCATCATTTCTTGCAAATACTTCCTCACCCCAATATTCCCCAGTAACCCGTTCTTGCTCCGTAAAGAACGCCCAAGTGACAAACGCATAAGGTTCCTTGCCCTCATAGAACACCTTAATTTTATTATTCTTAACAGCCGTCAGTAATCGCCATGCAATCGTTTTTGATGGCAGCTCTCCGTAAACAGGGTTCCTTGTCCATAGTCCAAGGGCATCAAACAAAAGTTTATTGCTTCTTTCGGTTTCGCTTAGCGTCGATAACTCTAAGGTTCCCTTTACCATTGTTCTTGGGATTTCCGTCCTTATGGTCGATGTGCTTGCCGTCACCCTTCTTGACCCTTCCTTCACGCATCAAACGTCGTCGGTTCTTGTTTCTAAGTGCCCGCTCCTTTTTCATTCGATCACTGGAGTGATACTTTCGGTACTCGGTCTTGTAGTTGACCTTCCGTTTCTTCTTGGCTGCGGGTTTCTTTTTTGACTCTGCCATTGTGATAAGTTGCTGTTGTTGTTGGTGATAAGCATACTCCAAACAAAAATATATGTAAATGAATTTACAAAACTTGCACAGACAGCACGACTGACAGACACGCACCCCAAATAGATTGGGGGGCACCCCCCCCGCCCGACAACAAAACAATCCGACCCAAAACGCAAAGTAACCCCCATGATAAGTTCGCTAGTCTAACACGCTCACTTATAAGTTGCTCGTTCCTCGCAACTTATCTCGCAGCACCGGGGTGCAGCGTGACATAAATGCAACACAAATGGGCAATAAATAAAAAAAGTGAATTATTTGTTTTTTATTTGTTGATTAATTGTTTACTAAATGTAATAATAAGGAATAACAACAAAAGGAGATAGTTATGAACATAGGCGAACATAGAGACAATCCAACACCTTGGAACCACGTTCACGATGAGATTGAACATGAGGTCAAGGAGTGGACAGTAAAAGATCTTTTTAGCTACAAAGCCGAAAGATTGCACTCTGGACATCTATCCGACATTATCGAAGCAGTGGTTCAAGATCTTTACAAGACAAGAGTGCAAGAAGAAATTCATTGGCTACTCGAAGACAGCTATTACGAGGTGTCTTGCAAAGACAAGTGGAACGCACCTTGCGAAGATCTAGTTGCATGGGGCAAAAAAGAGATTGCCAAAAGAGCACCTTGTCACGTTGAGATCTTCGATGAAGCCCTTGCTCCACAGTTGAGAGAGATCTGGAAAGATTTTCAAGAGTTCAAGGAAGAAGTAGCTTAAACTAATAGGAGCGACCTTCGGGTCGCTCCTCCATTTAAGGAGGACATATAAATGACTATAAAAGAATTAATAAAACAACTTTCTCAGTACAATGGAGATATGGAAGTTTTTGGTGGGGATTGGTGCACTGGAACGAATGATCATGAGTGTGGTTACTCCGTAGGTCTATCCCCCATTACTTGCAAGGAAATATCCGTTGCCAAATATTCTTTTTTATGTGGGGAAGGACTTGTGACTGATTTGGATAGAACCCCAGACAACTATCCACGTCATGAGTTTACACTAACAAAAAATAAAAAACGAAAAGCTATTTATCTGGGGTAGCACCTGGGAGCGACCTTCGGGTCGCTCCTCCTTACCTGGTGTGAGGATAAGTAGCCGTGCGTTGCGATTGTTCGGCTACTTATCAGAGCGTCAAGTTTTTTTTACCCGACCCGACCCGTTGCATAAATGCAACAAGTAGAAAATAAATTAAAAATAAATAAATTAATTGTTTTGTAGTTGTTGACAGGGTATTAATTATTTGCTATTGTTATTACATCAAGACGAAAAAAAGGAAGGATGTCAAAAAAATGACAAAACAAATTTTAACAACTATTGAACGTATTGAAAACGATGCAATATATCATAAATATTGGACAGTGGTAAAGAATATGACCGTTGACAATTTTCATAATGCTATTCGTGACTATCGTGAGGAGCTACACAAGCACTATGATTTTAGGGAGTGGGCAAAAGGCACTTGCCTTACAGATTGTAAATTTGCTTTAGCAAATTTATTACTTGACCACGAGAACATCTCGGTCACACGTTACAAGCGACTTTTCGCTTAATTAATTCAACCACGTCTTGAGGGAAGGCGACCTTCGGGTCGCCTTTTTTTTGTGCCTCGTTTCCTGGTCTCTATTTAATCAGCACAACATGTTGTGCTGATAAGTCGTACAGCATGAGTATTAGATTCCCGAATATGCTGCCCGACTTATCTCGCCCGACCCGACCCGAAGCTGCTAGGCAAAAAAGGTGTTGACGTGTACTTGTGTTCTTGTTATTATGTATACATAACTTAAAGGAGGACTATTATGTCAAGACAAAAAGATATGTATATGGATTTTGAAGAAATCTTTCACGATGAGGTGGCTGAGCGTGTGCCCACTTTCGAGACGTACCAATGTGCGTTTGACTGGGCCAAGGCTCATGCCGAGGTCAAGGTGCCTTGGATGGCTAACGACCTCTCTGCCTTGGAGCAGTTGGTCACCATGTATTGGGACAACTACCAGTCCGATAACATCGGGGACGTGGATTGGCACACGGAGTGGGCTGACTTCGGTGAGGTGTACGAATAGGTGCAACTGGGCGAGCTTCGGCTCGCCCTCTCTTTGATAAGTGCATTTTGGACAGGGGAACGATCTAATGTCCTGTCCAAAATGCACTTGTCATCACCCGACCCGACCGTTGTATTTATGTCACAGACATAAAATAAATGTAATTACTTACTTGTGTTCTACTTATAATGGTATATATTAGTAGGTAGACATTAACAGAAAAAAAGGAGGTTAAAATGTCTAATTTACTAAGTTCACTAGGTTCAAGTAACGATTATCGCGAGGTTGATTTTGGCGAAGAGATTGGCTCGGTCGATGGTGTGACCATAATTCGTAGGGTTAGAGTGACCTCGCGAATAGTTGCCTATGACGAAGACGGCACGGAGCTAATTAATGGTTGGGAGATCGATAGTGGTGTACCACTAGCGGGCATCAAGGCTAAAATTAGAGAAAAGATCGCGAAGAGAAAGGAGAACGCCTAGCGTGAACTGACGGGGGCGACCTTCGGGTCGCCTCTGGGCCTGGATGATGACAAGTCAGCGTGTGCAGATATTTATGAGCACAACATACACGCTGACTTATCAAAGTTGACGTTGCGTCAACTTGTAAAAAAAGTGTTTGTGTCGTACATGTTTTTAGTTTATAAGTATAGATAGGCATTAACAAAAAGGAGGACAATGTCATGATGGTAAAAACCCGATTTGAGAAAAAGCTCATAGAGCAAGGCTTTGCTGATACACGAGCAAGGCGACTTGATACCGCACTGAAGGATCTTCATGGTGCTATCTGTCAATTGGATCTATCCAATATCCGATTGCTCAAGAAGCATTATCCAGAAGCTATCCCGTTAGCTCGGAAGTTTGTGGAAGTGTATCCAATCGATAACCAGTTGGATGGTGAGCACTATGAGTAACGAGGTCTGTGTAATCTGCGAAGAGGAAATCAAAGCAGATCCAGTCAGTGGATGGGCGGGGGGTAACAACCCCTTCCCAGTCCGTGAAGAAGGGCGGTGCTGTAATAATTGTAATGCATTGTTTGTCATACCCGCCCGTATGGCAAACGCATTTGGGAGGAAAGATAATGAGTAAAGCACATGTATTAGCTAATGAGCATAAGAATTTAAGAGAGCAGATAATGTTTCATCTTAGTTTTTGTCTCATGATGAAATTTTCTGGAAGGGATGAATTGGCAGAAGAGCATATGCAGAAGTGCCAAGATCTCATAGAACTTATTCCAGATATTACTGTAGGACACGCGAAAGAGCAGTACGAAACTCTCGTAGCTCTACAGTAAAAAGATTGGGCAGCCTTCGGGCTGCCCTCTCTCGTCTGATGACAAGTCGGCTTGAAGTGTGGGATGAAGAAAAGATCCCAAGCCGACTTA